AACTATCGTATGGTGACAATTCCCAATCAATGCCACCGTTGCCGTCATCAGTCGCCAGTATGTATCCGTTAGTTGTGTACGCTTCTTTCTTGCCCTCGCCATTGTAGTTTTCAAAGGCAATGATAGAGCCGTCCGCCATTTGCTTGTGTCGGTCTTGAAATGTGGACATCTTCCTGAATATATGCCCAGTATAAGTTAAGTCTTTAATGTAAATATCTGCAGACGCACCTGCATATATGTTTACCAAATCGTGTGCTGTTCCGATTTTCGGACTATAAAAATTCACCTTGCCACTTGTAGTGGTGTCAGTACCGACAAAAGTCAAGCCACCATAGTTGTCTGTATTTTCATTATAATTGGAATAATACATCGCAAACAGCACTTCGGCATTGTATAAATCACAGTCGCCAGCACCTTGCCCAAATGTTACTACCCTACGAGTTGTAACCGCTCGCAAATTATTGATTGTAATTCTCTTGTTGCCAGCGGAAAGATAGAAAATATAATCTGCTTCTCCATAAATACCATCTATATCTATGTCAGTAGAATACGGCATATATAAATATCCGACACTGGAGATATAGATATTCTTGATATTTACCCTCTTGCTATATTCAAGCTGTATAGAACGATACGCTTGATATTTTGTAGAGCCATACCACTTCAATAATGTATAGATATTCTCAATAGTAAAATCTTTTGAAAAACGAGAGAACACAACAGCACGCACCCCTCTTTGCAAGATGTTCTTGTAGAGTGTGTCCTGAAAATATTGTGCTGAGGCACGAGAACCAAAAGCCATATCGTTACGCAAGTACTCAAAGTCTTCAATCGTCACTCCGTCTAAATGTAGTATAGCGTCATACAATACATTATACATTTTGCGTGAATTGACTGATGAATAGCTGTAATCTCCGTCATCTGCACGCAAGTTTATCTTACTCCTGCTGTTGAGATTGACTACATATCTCTCCCAATCATTAGGGTCTATATTTGCGTTCGCGGTGGCATTTGAAAGATTGTTGTACACATTAAAATCATACGCTCGCGAAAATGCACTACTTACTGTTATGGTCGTCTCATCTGCACCAGCGTCATACGACATTGCCGAGATAGTCCGCTTCTCGTGTCTGTTCCAATCCGCATAAGACAGATTGTTTGAATACACGGGACTTGTTATATAAATGTCATCTCCAACATTCCAGCGTGTTGTATAGTCGCCACGCACTTTTATTTGTGTAGCCCCCGTTAAAACACTGTTGGTCATAAGTGGCATAAATTCATCTTTGTCAAACTCTCCGAGCATTTTTATACCGCGATAAAAACCATAGCCACGCCCTGTATTGTATGTACTGAATAAACCACGATACGCAGATGAGTGCTGATACCCACGAATATCTACATTCTTGGTTACGGGCTGGTCAAGATTGTTCTCATCTTTTACTACATAGAAAGAGTGTTCGTGTTTTTCGTTACTTGCCGACAACCCAATCATACCACCGAACCGCACCATACCTGCGTTCTCTGTGACAATAATCTTTGGGTGTGGGTCTGTAAGTTTTGTTGCCCCATTATAAATAGCAACCCTGCGGTTGGTGTTATCCAAACCACTCCAACCTTTTGAGCCAATGTCGTGTCCCTCAAAGTCTGTCGGTGCGTCAATCACAAACTGTCCGAAATTAACAAGCAAGCCGTCTGTATCAAGCGTTGCAGTTGCCTGTAATACAGGCAAAACCACTCCATTATCATCAAAAGAACCGCTTGTAGTTTTGAGCAAATACATATACCGAGTGTCGTTACCTGCTATCTTTGTGGTGACAAACTTGAACCTCCATTTATTTGGTGCGGTGTCTATCGTGTATGGAGTATCAAACTCCGCATACACAAAATCTTTGAAATGAAAATATGGTTGTGACGGATAATAATCACGACTGTTTATCACCGCTGTTGCTCTGTCTGTCCAAGTACCCCCGACATTTTCCTGTAATATACAGTTCAATTCTGCCTCATCGTCAGGGTGTTCCCAATGAGAATAATACAGATACAAGCCAACTACCAGCCCTTTAAGTGTTCCTGCTTCGTCAAAGGTTAGTGGGCGGTATCTTATTGAACTTTGCCAATTTGATACATAGTCATATCGGTCAAATCTAGGTGTGTAAGCACCTGTAAAAGCCACCTTGTTATAGGTTTGTGTCGGTGAGTGCGTTACATTATTAAGATTGACCAATACTTGTGCCATATTATCCTAAATTATTAAGTTGCTCCTCCAACTCTCTGCGCTCCTGCATTATCGGGTGATTTTCTTTTGCCCACGCCAACAATTCTTCATCTGTTGGCATACCGAGTTCGTCCAACTGTTGCTGTATGACCTCTCGTTGTTGTTCTCTTACATACTCGTCCCACGGGATAGCATTTTCTTGTATTTCCGCAACCGTTTTGGTTGGGTCGTTTGCTATCTCATCAGGGATATAAAATTTTCCATTCTGATTTTCTACTATTGCCATAATGCTTTTTAACTATTAAAATGCGTCATAGAATGGCGCGAATAATAAACTTGATAAATTGTTTCTTGCGTCAAGGTAATGTGTGTAGGTGGGGTTGTTTACCTTTGTCGCGTGCCAGAAGTTGTCATTCTCGTCAATCTGTTTTATATACCAATCTGCGTCTTTGTCCGAATAGCAAAAGTATGTCTTGCCCCCGTCTTCATATATCTCATTGAGTGAAAATCTGTCTGTTATCTTTCCGCTTGTCTGATTTTGTATAGCCGATATGATTTCATCTTGCTTTGTTGCGGTTGCCTTATCATCTTCAAGTGTGTCTAATTTGTTTTCCAATTCATCGGTGTTGAGATTGATTTGGTCTGCTTTTAGTTCCAGCTCGTCTGTGTTATTCGCGACCTCTTGCAATTTCGCAATGATAGCGTCCTGCTTTTCCTCTGTCGCAGGGTTAATCTCAAAACCAAGTTTGTCCAATATCTTAACTATTGTTGTTATCTTCATAGAATTGTTCTATTAACTTATCTAGTTTGGCTTCCGCTTGCATAGCGTCTTCACGGTTATATTTCCTGACTATCTGCTCCTTAATTTGTTTTAACAATTCCAACTTTGCGTCAATAGCCCTTTCTCGTTCGGACAATACATCGTTTCTCTCAATTATTGCTCTCTCAGTGTTGCGCAATATTTCACTCTTTCGCGTCACTTCCATATCTAAATCTGATAACTTGCTCTGTAGCGCAATAATCTCACTTTCTCTAGCTTGCTTTGTGTTGTCATAAACTATGGACAACTGCCTCAAATCAAATTTAGCTTTCTCTATATCGGCACGCAATTTATCTAACTCATCTTTGTGCGTCTTTATGCTATCAACCAGAGTGCGCTCTTTGTTGTTTAGCTCAGATAAATCTCTTTTCTTTTGCTCAATATCATCAACCAAAGCATTGTTTTCAACAACAAGTTCTTTGTTGCGCTTCAACAACTCTGATAATTTGGAATACTCCTGACTTGATTTTATTTCAAGTTCTGTGATTTCTGCTTCAACAATTCTTCTATTCTCTTTGAGTTTATCTAACTCATCTTTAGCTCTTGTGACCTGCACTAACAGTTGGTCGTGCTTCTTTTGAGCGTCTTTTCTCTTCTCTAGCAATTCTGAGACTATAAGCTCATTGTTCTTTACGACATCTGACTGCTGTTTTATCGTACTCTCAAGCGCCTCAAGTTCCTGCTTCTTGCCAGATATTTGCTCAGCAAGCGAAGAAAGCTCGCCTAATAGCGCGTCAACTTTCTTCGCTTCATCGCTTTTATTTTGTTGCTTTGGTTGTATTCTACGCATAAACTAACTGCTATAACCTCTGATTGTTACATCAAACGCACCTGCTGTCACATTTACATTCAATGATAACCAGCGAAGCGCATTTATGTTTACTTCAAACAGACGAACACCATCTCCAGTTATGTTTACGCCTGTGTTACCGTCTATTGATGAACCGTCTTGCAAATCAATAACCTGCACGAAAGCGTACGGATTGTCTGCTGTCGCTGGCTGACTGAAGTCTGGGTTTTCTTCCGCAAGCGAGCCAGCAAATTTGATTGTTCCATTTGCGGAGTTTTTAGCCACTATCTGCACAATTACATTTTCAGCGCCAGCAATCATAGCGCCATCAGTAGCTGTTGTGGCATTTATGTCTTTGTAGTCATATCCTATATTGAACACCATAAATTTTATTATTAACTTTTAATCAGACCCTTATCCCTGTCCCCAACGACAGGGACAGGGTAAAAACCCGATTAAGATGTGGCTTTAGAAAGAATGATACCCTTTCCTGAAACTGCACCAATCGCGTACATAGCACGACCAACGAACTTAAGTGTCCACCTGTCTTGGTCAATTTCTGGCGGAGCAACAGTTGGTGATAGCCAGCTGACATAGTAAGCTTGGAAGCTTGTCTCTGGGTTTCCACCAAGAGAAGCTAAGAACCACCAGTACTTCTTGCTTGCGTCAGTCTTGTCGTCTGCGTCAACATCAAACTCAACGGCAAGGTGTTGGTACTTGTTCCTATATGTATTCTTCACACCTGAGTTTGAGTTTGTGTTCCCCTCAATGCTTTCTGGTGCTACAGAACCAATCAACCTATCAACCCTGTTACGCATAGTAGCAGAGTGTGATGTTATGATTGTGTTTGGCTTCATCTTTAGCCTTGCGCCATAGTTGTCCATCACATTGTATGCGAAGTAATCTTCTGCAACTTCAAGAGCGCTTTCTGATAGAGATGGCGCACCTGAAAGAATGTTGGAGTATGAGAGAGCGCTGTGCTTCAATGTGTGGGCGGTGTTGAAGAGAGATTTGCCGTCCCCAACAGTAGTGTCAACAGTGAAGCCACCGTTATCTGTGTAAGAAGACGCGTCTCCCATACCTAAGAAGTTGCGCATATCAAGCTCTATCTTATCTACCACATCTTCACCAACTGCTTTCGCCCAACTAGCAAGTTGATGTGCCTGAAGAGCTATGTACTCCTCACCAGATACAACACGGGCAACAGAGATTGTCTTACGAGTAAATTTCTTCTCGTAACCCTCTGCAATACCCCTTTGTGCTGAAGCTTGACCCTCAAGTTTCACTTCTGCAAATCTCTCGCGGTCTAGCTCTTTAATCATTTTGTACTTTGATTGTGGGTCGCCACTCTCTTTGTGGAATACTCTGCGTATATCGCCAGCGTCCTTACCCACACCGCGCAAGAATGATTTTTTAATCAAGTCTTGCAATGCTGGCGTTGACATTGTTGTAATTAACATAACACTTACAATTAAACTAATAATCTAATAAAACACTAAACAAACTTTACATAAATGTAATCGCTGTCTTGTGCAAGACGAACAACCTCAACAACTTTGTTGGTTTGGCTCGTCAAATCAACCTCGCCATTGCTGTCAAGGTCATATCTTTGACCAACCATATTTTGTGCAGGTGTACCTGCACCTACTTTCGCCTTATAAACAGCGTCCTCACTAGGTTGCTCAACTGGATACTCGTTAGTATCAGCATAATCATCGTTAGCTGAAGTAACAGTACCGTTGATAATACCTACGAGTGTTTCAGGTGTAGCAGAAGCGTCTGCAGGGACAAGAAACCCATTGCTGTCAAGCATAACAGCGTCTCCGTCAGCAAACGCTGTTGAAGCTTTCTTTTTGTATGCAAATACTTCTGTATCACCTCTATCTCTAACAAACTTAGCCATATTCATTAAATATTAAATTGCTAATAATATATCTGACACAAAAAAGCGCCAGACTTGCTTCTGGCGCTTTGCCACGAGATGACACACCGCCAGAAGCGATAATGCCACCTCGTTTTTGTTGACCCAGAACAATACAAACTGGGATATTCGGTGGTGTGCTATTAACCCAAGCACTAGGGAATGTTTTTTAGCATTGCTTATGCGAATGCCACCAACTTACTTGGTAACCTATATTATAACACATCTAATCTAGCAAGCAACTGTGGATAACTACTCCCCGTCTTTCTCTTCTTCTTTCTTGTCTTCTGCGTCCTCTACAACCTCCTGTACACCAGCTTTTTCTTTTGCAATCTCTGTGTATTTCTCTGCGAGAGCTTTTATCTCCAACTCATCTCCCAACTCTTTCTTCGCAAGCTCTGCAAATACACTTGCCCCCATATTACTAATACGATTATATGACGCGAGCAATATATCTGATATTTGCTTACTTAGATGTCGCAGGAATACTATATCAAGGTATCTCACACCGTTATCTTCGCATATCTTGGCAATGTCATACTCTATCTGCTCATTTGCTTTCTCCAACTCGTCTTTTGCTTCAGGGTCTTCGTCATCAGAGATATAGTTCAGCTTGGACAATGCCTCAAGCACTAGCGGTATTACCTGCGCCATTCTCTCATCATATTCAAGTTGGTAAATGTGGTCTTGCAATTCACCAGCTGAAATTGGGTCAATACCCAGTTTCTCGCAAGCTTCAGCTACATCTTTATCTGTAAAAGTTTTACCTTTAAATTGTTTAGCTAATTCTCTTAAACTCATACGCATTATCTTAATTAACAAATTCACCGTCAATCTCGGCTACATCGCCATTTGGTAATTCAACCTTAAACACGCTCTTTTCGCGTGTTACAATCATCTCAACAAGTTCAGTACCGACACCCATCTCATTGCGCTTCTCAGTCACTCCAACCTTTTCTTGTATTGGTTTTGTGTCAACACTCAACACTTTGCACTCAACACGATTTTGTTCGTCCATAAAGTCCTTGTATGGCACTTCAACAAAATCGTCTGAACCGTGAAACTTAACCTTGATGAAGTCTTTTAGCACAGCCCTTTGTTCAACCTCATCACTAACCTGCTTTTTGTATGCGTTTTGCCACGCAACTACAACCTTACCATCAAGTTGTCGCAATCTTACTATCAGAGAATAGTCTTCGGTTTGAAGACCGCGCGGTGTGCGCTCAATCATATCACGCAACTGGCTTATTTGTTCAGGTGTAAGTTGCGTAATATCAAACGGCTTTGTATCAGTTGTCTGGACAGAATTGCTTGTATCTTCACTCTCTTGTTCGTTTTCTTCAAGCTTTTTAGCAATTTCGTCAGCAACACCAGTATCTTTTTGTTCTTCTTGTTTGTCCTGTTCTAAGTCAGGACGCACATTGTTGTTGTTTTCGTTAGACATAAGCATTTATTTAATTAAACTTATAATTCATACGACCCGTCATCGGTAGCGTCTAAGCTATCCACAATGCTATCAATATTGAATGGGTCATTCTTTGCGCCTTTCTTTACAGCGCTACCACCAGATGTATTTGTAATATTCTCTTTTGGTGGCGTGTATGAGTTGGCTACAATCTTAGAAGCTTTTTCAATTCGTTCCCTGACCTTATCAAGTGTTAGGTTTGAGTTATCAAACTCCTTGAACTCAACCAATATCTTATTGGCTAATTCAGTTTCGCTTTCTGCGATATCAGGGTTTGCTTCATATAACTCTTTGGCACGCTCAAGAGCTATATTTTGCGCAGTCGCATTTAGGTCTTCAACTTGTTTTTGAGTAGTATCTTTAAGTTGCGCAAACAGATTATTGATTGTCTTTTTAAGCTCTGCAATCTCGTCTAATTGCTTTAGCTCGCTCTCTGTCATCTCATCACGCTCATCATCTGATAATTCTTTGCTCGTCTTAATTTCTTTGAAAGGTACTTCCGCGTCTTCTGGCGCGCCTTTTCCCTCATCAGCTTTACCGCCTTGAGCTGTAATAGCACCTTTCAGCTCTGAAATTTCTTTCTGCAAGCTCTCTATAACCTTGCGTTGCCCTGCAAGATTTTCGTTACGCTTCTCTATCTCTTCGCGTAACTTAGCGACCTCTTCCGAGCCGACATCTTTCTTGTCGTCAGCGTCTTCTGGCTCTTTGTTGTCTTTCTTAACTGAAGAAACAACACTGCCAGTTTCAGGGTCGCGCTCCGTACCAAAAATATCTTTTACGACCTTTTGTTCTTTAGAGCTTTCAGAGCTATTTAGCTCTGGGGTCTGCTCCACACCCTTTGGGTCTTGTATGTTTTCCTTATTCATACTTAACTTGTAATTAACTAATAATACTACTCTACCGCCCCCAAAGAGTATGATTATGACAACCTGCCTACCGTTTTAGCTTTCTCCTGTGTGCTTTCTTTGCGTTTCCCAAATTCAGCGGTGTATTTCTCAAAGTCGTGCAGTACAGCCAGCAGTGTGGCTAATGCCTGTCGCAATTCTCGCACTTCATACGGTGAACACTCAAAAAGCAATCGTCTTTGTATCTGGTCTATGCGGTTTTGTATGACTGCAGTAATTGCCTCTTTCTCATTGCTCCACGCATTTGCGACTGACGCTAACATTTCTTCGTTCTCTGTTATGTCCTTACTCAACTCAAAATCAACGACTTTTACATCGCTCTCTAACAAGTATTGTTCCAATGTCTTGTCTTTATCTGACATAACCTAATTTTTCTTCTTGTAATGCTTGTTTAATGTTTGCCTGTCCAAACGAGCCGTCATTTTGTTGTTGTGCTTGCTCTGCGTTCTTAATCTGCTGTAGCTCCTGAGGTATAAATAGGTCTTCACTCCTACCTGTTATCTTTAGATATTCTTCTTGTAGTTTCTCTCTGTTCACATTTGGAAATACAGATAATAGCCAGTTAAACTCATCTTTCATCTGCACGAGTTGTAGCGCGCTCTCTTTCAATTTCTCTGGCTTTATCTCAAAGATGAGATTATATCTTTGCTCTCGCAATAATCGCGGGTTTACAAGATAAAACTCTGTCGGTTTACCTTGCTTGCGCATTTTATATGCTTTCTCAAATAGCTCATCGCGCTTCTTTTCAACATCATACAATGGGTCATCTATCTCATCTGTAAACTCAACTCTGTGATTGATACCGTTTATGTTCACAGTGAAGTTCTGATATACACTCACTTTTTTATCGTCCACGACAGTTTCCCGTTGTTTTATTGTGTATTTGCTTTCTATCGTCTCAGCGCGTCTAAGCGCAAGGTCAATGTATCCATTTACGACTGCGTCCAACAAGTATGCGAGTTTATCTCTCTGGTTTTGGTCAACTGTAGCAATCTCTGTAGCCGTAGCGTTGCCAGTCATCTCACCTGATGTTGTAGGGTTTACCGTCTGGCTCTCCATTATGTCTTTAATCAAATCAAGAAATGAGAAGTGTGCGTTGGTCAAACTCTTATCATCTGGCAATGCAAGCTCATAATCATCGCGTGTAATGCCGTGCGTCCTTTGCCCCGCTTTAAATATGTCGTGCATTAACATATATTTGCCACGCACCAATAGTGGCGGGTCTATATCACGCTTCAATCTCTCTGCCAGCGCGTTTATAAGCCAATCTACAAAATCGCTGTTAAACTTTGTCTTGGCTGGAACGCTTCTTGAGTATGCTGTACCTGACGCTCTTTCTGCAGAAAATTGCACGATAGGATAATTACCGCGTGGGTAAAATAGCGTAAAAGGCGTATCTTTAGGCAACATCATCACACCGTTTATGAAGATGTTGAAACGATTGTTGATTTTATCCCACATTCTATGCACCAAAACATATTTCTTTGCGTCCTCAATTCTATCCTGCTTGAATAGTGCCAAATTCCTGCCTGTAATTTTGTTTATGTCTTTGATTGCGTCAGGGACTTTGTCCCACATATTCAATGAACCATATATCTGTTCGGCTTTATCTCTTTCAAGAAACTCCTCAATGACGACAAACGGCTGAGCTTGCAAACCACCATTTGCGTCATCAAGCTCAGGGTTTGCCAAAATTACCTGCCTGCCGTCCAACAAACGAGTAACCGCTCGTCTTATCTGCACTTCTTTTTTCTCTTCAAAAGATAAATTCTCAAGAAACTCGTATGTGTAGTCCATCTTCTCTGGCGATAACATCTTTCCGTCTTTCTTTGCTACGACTTGCGGTATAGTCTTAACTTCCCAATCTTCAAGGACAAAAGCGTCCCCTTGCGTGTACATCTCCCAATATACCAACCCAATCTTTCTTTCTAGACGCTCAAGCTTGCGTGAGTGTTCTATAGCCAGCTTATAAATATCGCCCAAACCGTCTATCTCGTTTCCATTATTATCATATACTTTAGCCTCCAATTTAAAAGCATACTTGAGAAAGATTGACACGAACGAGATAATCTTTTCGTGTGGCAGACCTAAACTGAGTTGCGTATCGTCCTTTCCTTTTGGTGGCGCGTAATTTAACGCTTTCCTGCGATTATACTCATAATGTTGCGAGTAAGTCATTCCATTGAATACTGGACTTTCTTGCTCGCGTAAAGTCAAGGCGTCATTTATGCGCGATATTTGCTCGCGTGCATATTTCTCTATCTCCTCCGCCTTTTTCCCCTTGCCATATATCATACACTATATTATAACATAATAAAAATTAAATGCTTGACAATTTCTTCAAGTCAAACTCATTGCTTTCCCTGTTGTATCCTTTCCATTTTTCAAGCTCAAGCTGTTCCAATTCATCACTTGTCAGCACTGGTTTGTGCGCTGGCTCTGTCCTAAAGAAAGTATAAAGCGCGCCATCAAACCTATCTGGGCTGAAACCATACTCTTTTTTGAACTCAACCTTGTCCATAAGCTTTATTCTGCCCCGTAAATCGCGCTTAAACTTGATATAAGAGAACTCACGCAACCACGCCTGTTTATTATTCGTGATAATTATGCCACCTCTTGCGAGCCACTCTCTCAATCTCCACGCCATTTCCGCTTTAAATGAAGCAAATTCTTCTTTTGTTTCTTCTCTCGGTTTATCTGCCAGTATCGCATTTACACCCTCACCTGTCTTCGTCCGCACATTCGCCACGACTTTTGCGCCAATTCCGAAAGCGTCAATGCCTATGTTTGCATTTGTCGTCCTATACGCGTCCCTTATTGCTTCAATTTTACGCGCCAAATCTATCTCCGTGCTTGTCTTTTCACGCAACGCCTCCTTAAGATAGATATTATCTCGCACCATTATCTGCGAAAAGTCTTTACCCTGTCCTGCTGGGTCAACGCCTATAATTACATTATTCAAGATTTGGTCATTCGGCTCTTCAAAGTGGATATTTATATTGGCAAACAACGGTATCCAACCTTTTTCGTCCATATCTTGCTCACCAGCAAACTCTCCCAATACACGAATGCGATACACATCGCTATCTTCTCCGTATTTTTCCTTAATACTCTCAATAAAGCCCTCTTTCACGATTGGGCTATCAAGAGAAGTGAAGTGCAGTTTGGTAAACGGCGCGCCTTTCTTGTGGCTCTCATAGAAAAAACCCTCATTCCGCGTAGGGTTTCCAACCATAATAACCACCCAATTCTCACCTGTAAGCGCACCCTCCATACTCTCAACCATTGCTTGACCCACGCCTGACGCTTCATCAATGAACAATAGCACATAGTCTGCGTGAATACCTGCAAGAGCTTCAGGGTTATCTTTTCCAGCAACACGCGCGCGCATAAACCAATCTTTTGTGTCTCTTATGCGTACCTTGTTGTCCAAAATCTCTATCTGCGACTGTAGCTCTGGTATCAATCTCTTGTACCACTTGTACACCTCTTTCATAAAGACATCTTTCAACTGATACTCGGTGTTCGCGGTCGCCCCTATCTGGCTAAAGAAAAAGTTTATCAGGAAGTGCAGTGTGATTACACTGGCTGTAGCCGTCTTTCCCACACCGTGTCCTGACCTAATCGTAACCCAGCGCTTTTTTATATCATACGCGTCTTGCCCGAATGTGTTTATGGCTCTATTGTATGCCTCCAGCCCAACTGTCTGTTGCCAAGTAAATTTCTTTTGCGCCCAGCGCCTAAAATCGCTCGGCTCTTGGTACTTAAACATATCTTTCTGATAAAAAGACAGGTCGTGATATACGAGATTTCCGTCTTTGTCAAACAATTTTACTTTCTTTTTGTTCCCAAACCTGTCTTTTATCTCAAATTCTCTATCAATAAGCTCGTCTTTGGGTTGCGCTGGCTTCCAAAACCCCATAGCTTCATACGCAAATAAGAATACATCTTTACGCCAACGCTCAATTTTATCTAAAACTGCTTTTGTTTGGTCATCTATCATAGCTATTGTTCGTCATCTGGCGCTATTATCTCACGCAACTCCTCTGCTTTTTGCGCGACATCTGCCAGAGAAAATACGCCAACAGGCGCGAGTTTATTACTATTATTGCCATCATTATTGTACTTGCCCTCAGTTTTATAAAACATTTCAACAGCTTTAGCTTTAACTTGTAGGTTTTCTTGCTGTTTCAACAAAAATGCGTGTTGCTTTTTAACATTATGTTCATTAAGCCCTTGCGCGTCCAATAATGTCTCAATGTACGCCACAACATTAGCGTTTGTCAATAGTTGATATGCCATTTGTCGTGCTGTATTCGCGTTCTTTGGTTTGTATCCTTTAGTAGCCATTAGTGCTGGTACACGCTTACCGTCCATCTTTAAATAGTTCTCCGCAAACTCTTTCTGACGCAAAGTCAACTCTCTCACACGACCCTCTGCGTCCTTAAACCTCCACCGACCGCCTATAGTTAGCCCTAGTCGCTTTTCTTTATCTTTGCCCTTATCTAATATAACATTCTCAACGGCTTTTTTTATCGTTTTTTGGTCTTTATTACGCATATTGATTGTTTTATGCGTCCTACCTGTCCCCAAAGTAGCTAATTCACGCGCTCTATGTGTGTCATAAAGCGCGCTGTCAGCCACTTTACGCAACTTCACCATTCTGCACAGGTGCTTCTGGCTCTTCTTTCAATGGCACTTCTGTGAGTTCAGGCAATTCTGGCTCTTCCGCGTCATCTGTCGCGTCATTTGTTTGGCTTGTGGTGTCATCTTCGTCAGTATTTTCATCTGAGTTGTCTGCTGTTTGGTCTGCGCTATCCTCTTCTGACGGTTCATCAACCGTATCACAACCTGCACTGATGAGACGATTGCGCATTGCGTCTATCTGGAGTTTATCAAACCCCATTTCCTCAATGATAGCCTCGTCTTCTTTACCGTCCAGAATTGCGAGAGCCAACTCTCTCTCATTTGGGTGTTCAATACTTTTCGCGAATTGAACACAAGCTTGTGAATGTTCTGCCATAAACATTTTATTATTAGAACTAATAATCGCAAACGACCTTATACGATATTATAACATAAATAAAACTCAAAATGTATAGTTATCCACATTATCATTTCCCGCGCAGGCGACAATGCACGCACTTGCCATCATACAGAAATTCGCGCAAATGCAGGTCGCCACACACAGCACAATTTGTGTATCTGCTTTCGCTCTTACGCTTTTTGTATGTGCGTCTTGTATTTAATGGCTTTGTTCTCTTTGGTGGTGTCATACGCTTTTAATTAACTCTACTAACTTATCCACTAAATCAGGGTGTCGTGGCAGATGTTCGCTTTCAGAATAACACAAATCACACGCTTCGTCTTGTGTGTTGTGACAACCACAGTAACATAGCTTTTCATTTTTCAGCATTTCACGCAATACAGTTTCAAGCGTGCCTTTGTATATAATCTCTGGCGGTTTTCCACATTTGGAGCAGACATAGTATTTAGTTACATCTCCCGCAACCTTTACTTTTGCTCCACAGCAGTTTGAGATTTCTATTGTTTTCATATGTCTTATTTATTACTTGATAATCAAATCCTTTTCTGTAATTTCCCCAATGTCAAACATTCTTAAGTCATCACCTTTTATGATTGACAATGCGTGTCCAAAATTATGTTTCTGCCTTTCGCCAGTTAATATTGCAATATTATCTGCTTCATCTATTTCTTCTAATACAGATTTAGTTTCAAGGTCTGCACCAATCAATATGTCAAATATGTCGCCAGATTGGATAAAAATATGTATTTCTTCCACAGATAGTCCTTTAATAAAAGCTTTCAGGCTTTCTTTCTCTGGTATGTAGATGTTTTCTCTACCCTCTTTTGTTACTTTTATCTTTTTCATATTACTTATTTAGTTCTTATTTTCTATTTCCTTTAGTTCCTCTAATTGATAATTTATTCTTATGTTTAATTCTTGTATTGTTGCTTGTAAAGATTTTATTTTAGCGTCCATTTCATTATTCCTGTCAAAAGTAGTGGCGATACTATTTATCATTATTCCTAATAGTATTCCTGAAAAAAGGATAATTAACCTTTCTAAAACTGCTTTAATTATATGTAAATTCATACTACTTATTTATTACTTAATAATTCGTTCTTTATCTACATACCTTATGCGTTGTTTGTCTTTGTACTTCTGCGTCCTGTCCCAAAATCTCTCACCAAAGACACGCACTTTGTATCTTTTGCTGTCTGGCATTTCTTTTAATATTTCGCAGTCCATTGTGTAATCTTTGCAATTTCTGCCTATGCAATGCTTACATCTTAATTTTGCTTTCATACGCTTATTTATCACCTAATAATTCAGGGTTTTCATAGATGTTGCCAATTATTTCAACAAAATCAATAGGAAAATCGTCATCAATCTCATAAAATTGAACTGTATATGGCTCAACTTTTACCCTTTTTATAATATATCGTGCAATGCACTGCTCCCACTCAACAACACATAACTCATCATCTCCGACATCAAAAGGGACAACAACAATATCACCCTCATATATTTCTTTTCCGTTTTTGTCTTTTAGCCCCGTGTATTGCATTACAACACTGTTGTTTTTCCCAGCTCGTAATAGCAAATCACCGCCACCATAGTCCATACTTTTGAACTCTTCGTCCCAAGCTCTAAATTTTATTTTTCTGTTCATACGCTTTATTTATCAATCTTATAGTAAATATCACAGACGCTCTCTTTAATCTCCGCCACATCTCTTCCATCTTTAGTAATTTTTATCCAACCTATTCTAGCCATCTCACCGTCTTTGTAAAACAACTCAAAATCATACCCACTTTCTGCAGTGTAAAATGTTTTATCACTATCTTTTACAGTATTTGGATACCCTATACTTTCAATGTTTTTTAGCTTTCTCATACACTTATCTGATTATCTCTAA